GAAATGGATGAAATGGGTTCAATGTATTTTACTAGAACTTTAGAAGATTGGGCTAGGTTTGACATCAATAAAAGAACCAAGTTTGATGCTTCAATAAGCTCTGGTTTAGCTATAATGGCGAATCAAAAACATTTGTATACACCTGTCAAAAAAGAGTCAAAAATAAGCATTAACTTTGCAAGATATGCTAATAAGGGGAATATAAGCGAATTACTGAAATAAATGAAAGACGTTGAATTATTAATAAACCCCGCAGGTTTTCCAGATCAATTTGCCACTGATGCTGACAAGGCAACAATGGAATATGGATTACAGGTAGGTCAAGCTATTCAGTATGAATGGTTTAGAAAAGGTGGAGGCAGCTGTAGGTATTACAGTCAACTTCAATCTTTTAATCAATTAAGAAGATATGCAAGAGGAGAACAATCTGTTGCTAAGTATAAGAATGAACTAGCGGTTGATGGTGACTTGTCTTACCTCAACTTAGATTGGACTCCAGTTCCAATACTTCCTAAGTTTGTAGACATTGTAGTTAACGGAATGTCAAATAGATTGTTTCACGTTAAGGCATATGCTCAAGATGCATTGTCTAGTGAACACAGAAACAAGTATCAGAAGCTGGTAGAAAGAGATATGTTGAATAAAGACATATTCACCGACTTTCAACAGTCATTTGGTATTGATCCTTTTATGACAGATGTAGAAGAGCTTCCTGAAAATAAAGAAGAGCTTGAGTTGCATATGCAGTTAAAATACAAACCGTCTATTGAAATTGCTGAAGAAGAAGCTATTAATACAGTATTAGAGGAGAATCACTATCAAGACATTAAAAAAAGAATTGATTATGATATGACGGTTCTTGGAGTGGGTATGGCTAAACATCAGTTTTTACCAGGTAGTGGTGTTCAGGTAGACTATGTAGATCCCGCTAATGTAGTTTATAGCTACACAGAAGACCCTCACTTTAAAGATTGTTTTTATTGGGGAGAAGTTAAGACACTTCCTATAGCGGAGTTAATAAAGATCGATCCCTCACTTACTAGAGATGATTTAAAAAAGATATCTCAATACAGTCAAACGTGGTATGATTATTACAATGTAAATAGGTTTTATGAGAATAGTTTATTCTTTAAAGACACGGCTACACTTATTTATTTTAATTACAAGACTACTAAGAAGTTTGTTTATAAAAAGAAGATTTTAGACGGAGGAGGCGAAAGAATAATCGAGAAAGACGATACTTTTAATCCACCTGAAGAAATGATGAAGGAGGGTAAGTTTGAGAGAGTAGAAAAAACTATTGAAGTTTGGTATGAAGGTATAATGGTAGCTGGCTCTAACATTATGTTAAAATGGGAATTGGCTGAAAATATGGTCAGACCTAAATCAGCTTCTCAACACGCTATGCCTAATTACGTGGCTTGTGCTCCAAGAATGTATAAAGGTAATATTGAATCATTAGTAAGAAGAATGATTCCTTTTGCAGATCAAATACAAATAAGTCATTTAAAGCTTCAGCAAGTAGTTGCAAAGATGGTTCCGGACGGTGTATTTATAGATGCTGATGGATTGAGTGAGGTAGATTTAGGTACAGGTCAAGCATACAATCCAGAAGATGCATTAAGATTGTACTTTCAAACAGGTAGTGTAGTCGGTAGAAGTTATACTCAAGATGGTGAATTTAATAATGCAAGAGTTCCAATACAACAACTAAATACTAGCAGTGGTCAATCTAAAATGGCTGCTTTGATAGGTAATTACAACCATTACTTAGGAATGATTAGAGCGGTGACAGGATTAAACGAAGCCAGGGATGGATCAACTCCTGATCCGAATGCGTTGGTAGGTGTTCAGAAGTTAGCAGCACTTAATTCTAATACAGCTACTAGACATATATTAGAAGGTAGTTTGTATATCAGCAGAACATTAGCAGAAGGATTATCTTTAAGAATAGCTGACTTATTAGAGTACGCTGACTTTAAAGAAGAGTTTGCCAATCAAATAGGTAAGTACAATGTAGATAGAATAGAAGATATAAAAGACTTGTATTTATATGACTTCGGTATATTTATCGAGGTGGCTCCTGATGAAGAAGAAAAAGCTATGCTTGAGCAAAACATTCAAATGGCTTTATCTAAGAATGATATTAGTTTAGAGGATGCTATCGACATAAGAGAAGTGAGGAATCTAAAAATGGCTAATCAGTTATTAAAGCTTAAGAGAAAAAGAAAGCAAGATGCTGATAGAGAAGCTGCAGCTATGCAACAACAGATGACTGCTCAAACTCAGTTCCAATCTCAAAAGATGGCTTCTGATGCAGCGATGCAAAAGATACAGTTGGAGGGTGAAATGAAGATGAGGTCTAAACAGGCTGAAATAGCTTTTGAAATAGAAAAGTTAAAGAATGAGGCTGCTCTTAAGCAAGAGTTAATGACTTATGAGTTTCAGTTAAATATGCAGTTAAAAGGTGTTGAGGAGGCAGCTATTAATACAAGAGAAAGTAAAAGAGAAGATGCTAAGTCTAAAAGGATAAGCCAACAAAATACAGAGCAATCAAAACTTATTCAACAGAGGCAACAAAAGCTTCCTCCGGTTAATTTTGAATCTAATGAAGACACCTTAGATGGGTTTGATTTAGCTGAATTCGACCCCCGATAACATAAATAAAATTATTAGTAACTTTGCATAAAAATCAAATCAAATGGAAATTAAAGTAAAAGAGTACGACTCTGGTCCTCAGAAGTCAAAAGCACAAGTAGAGGAAGAGTTGTTACAAAAGCACGAAGCCGAAGTAAGTGGTGAGAGTGTAGAAGAGAATAAGGTAGAAGCAGTTAAAGTAGGGGAACCTGCTAAAGCTGAAGAACCAATTAAAGAAGAGCCTGTAGTGGAAGAAAAGCCACAAATGGGTGAACAAGAAGTTCTTTCATTTATTAGAGAGAAATACAGTAAGGAAGTTAATTCTATTGATGACCTACTTGCTAAAAGAGAGCAAGAAGAGTTACCATCAGATGTAGCGACTTACTTACAGTATAAAAAAGAGACTGGTCGTGGATTTGAAGACTTTGCTAAAATCAATAAAGATTATAGTAAAGAAAGTCCTGATCAAGTATTATCTATGTATTATTCAGAAGTTGAAGAAGGCTTAGACAAGGAAGAAATAGATTATTTACTTAATTCTAGATTCGGAACTGATCCTGAGGTTGATTCAGAAGATGAAATGAAAAAGAAAAATATAGATAAGAAAAAAGAGCTTGCAAAGGCTTTAAAACACTTTGAAAGTCAAAAAGAAAAATATAAAGTTCCTGTTGAGTCAATGGGCACTACGTTTTCTGATGAAGACCAGCAGAGTTTTAAAGCTTATCAAGAACAAATGGAGAAATCCAAGGAAGCTCAAAGTTTGGCACAAAAACGAGCAGAGAGCTTTCAGGAAAACACCAATAAATTGTTTACTGAAGAATTTAAAGGTTTTAAGTTTAACATCAGTGATAAAGAATATGTTTATTCTCCTGGCGATTTCAACGAACTGAAGAAGTCTCAATCTGACATTATGAACTTTATATCAAAGTTTACTAATGATCAAGGCGAGATATCGGATGTAGTTGGATATCACAAGTCGTTGTCTATGGCAATGAATCCTGAAAAGTTCGCAAAGTATTTTTACGAGCAAGGGGTGGCATCAGCTGTTAATGAGTCTGCTAAAAAATCTAAAAACATAAACTTAGATATGAGGCAAACTCCGCAGGTGACATCTAAACAGGGATTTAGTGTTAAGGCTACGACACCCTCGTCTAGGCGAGGATTGACAATTAGGTCACCAAAAAATAAATAAGTTAAACAATAAAAACAAAAAACAATGAGTTTAAATATACCGGGGTTTGCTCTACAGCCAAGTGCTACTAGAGTACCAACCGCAACAAACTATATGACAAGTTTTGATTTTTTAAATCAATATTTGCCAGACACATACGAAAAGGAATTTGAGAGATATGGAAACAGAACTCTTTCTTCTTTCTTGAGAATGGTAGGTGCTGAGATGCCTTCTAATTCTGACCTTATTAAATGGGCAGAACAAGGTAGATTACACATTAAATATACAGATGTAAGTACTCCTGCTGTTGTTAATGCAACGCAAGCTGTTTTTACAGTAGCTGATGCTTTAATTCCTGCAGATCAAACAATGGCTGCTGCTGGAACTGCTTCTAATATTGCTATTAGAAAAGGTCAAACAGTTATGATATCTGGAAACGCTGGCTATGCTGGAATTTCTAACAAAGGTATTGTTACTGTTGTAGCTGCTAATCCAGGCGCAACTACATTTACAGTTGAATTCTTTG